CTGAAAAGATAGTTCCACTAAGTTGACCAACACTACCCCAAACAGCAGCATTACTTTGAGCAACAGCAATCTTAGCTGCACCTGCTGCACCTGCTCTAGCACCTTCTAGCTGTGCGCTACCAATGGCAGTGTTAGCTTCAGCGATTTCAGACATGTAGGAGAGGTTACTAGATGCTTGGCTACCTATGCTACCCAAACCTCCTGCAAGGGCACTACTGCCCATTCCACCCGTCTGAGCAGCTACGTTAGCCATAGCAGCCTGTGCTGTACGTGCTTCTCTAATTTGTTGTCTCACTGTACGTACATTCTGTACTTCTGCTTTTTGTTGTTGTGCAACGTATTCTTTTTCAGCAGCAACTTGTGTTTGTCGTGCTGTCTCAGCAGCAGCTTGTCCAGCTTTCTTAGTCTCTTGAATGTTTTGAACTGTACTAACAGCAGTAGCAGCAACTGCAACACCAGCTACTGTAGCCGCTGTACCTGCTAAACCTAAACCAACACCAAGTGCTGTAAAAACTGCCATAATTAAACCTTTGTAAATGCTATTTCAGCAGGTTGATAACCTAACTTACTTAATGTTGATGTTTTAATATTGCTTTTAGGTAATAGTGACAATGCTATTTTAGCACCAATAGGTGCTGCATTTTCAAATTCTTTTAACAACCTAATCGATATAGAAGATTCTCTATATTCTTCTTCTACCCACCAAAACAATTCTTGGTATATTACCTCATGTTTATTCCACATATTTTGTACAACAATACCACCAATTACACCAACAACTACACCATCTTTTTCTGCTACGTACATCGTACCTATTTTTAAAAGTTGTTCTAGTGTTTCTTTAACACTATCTTTGTCCCATGCAAAGTGGTTAAAATACTCTACAAAATTCTTAGCTATATTAATTAAAGAAAATAAATCTGATTCTGTTGCTTTTCGTATGCTAGACATTAGTGTTACCTACAAACGTCCCTGTCCAACCTACAATCTTCATATCTTTACCAGCTTCGCTAGCAAACTTAAATTGTACAGCTTTACCTCTACCACGTAGTTTGTTCTTAGTAATGACTAGTGGATAGCCGTCATCAAAGGGGCCAGCACCAGCAGTAAAGAATGCACGTAGTTGTCGATATACTTGTACTTCATCTGCCCACTTGCCGGGGTATACGTTATCAGTAAAGTCCCATCGACTTTGCATTAGGCAACTACTTTGATTTAATGGAATGGAGTTAACATCAAACTCTGTTTCTGTACGCTTCATAAACACTGTTAAATATTGACCTGTCTTAGCACGAGAGGGGCCATTGCCACCCATGTTATAACCAGTGACAAAGTATGAGTCTTCTTCTACTGACGCAGTGTTGGCTGCATACCAGTCTCTAAACTTAGTTGCACTATCGCGCTGGTTAACCATATCACTAAACGTTAACGAGTAAACACTACCAGTGTAATGTAGTGTTAAGAATTTAAACAACTTCTTAGTGCCGTTAATAATTGCTAAGTCTGCTTGTACATTATCTGTGCCAGCAATAACGTCATCAACACCAGCAATAATTTCGTATGTAAGTTCTGCTTCGTTAGTCTCACGAGTAATCTCAATGGACACAGGGATGGAACCAACAGCAGTGTTGTAACTAAACCAATACCAGCTATTAAGACGTAAGTCTAAAGCTAGTACGTGATCTTTATTAAACTTACCTGTACTAGTAGATGTACTAGTGCTACTAGTATACAACCAATAGATAGTTTTATCTGTTGCGTTATAACTACCTTCAGCAAACAACTTACTTAGTACAGGAATTTCTTCAAAGAATGTTTTAATGTTTTGGTCACTGACGTTCTTACTTACGAACTCAGCACCAGATGCACCGGGGGAGATTGCATAAATACCACTGGTAGACCAGTAGATGAGAGTGTCTTCAACAACTACAATGCTCTTACCTGCATTACATCCTACAGTGGATACACGCTCAACGGAGTAGGAGCCAGCAGTGAAACCTACGTTAATACCACTGATAAACCAAACACCGTTAGTCGCCAACACCATAACACCACGACCTAATGGTTGTAGTGATAGGATTTCTCCAGCTTCAGGGATTTGTACAGTGCCACCATCATCATCTTCTAAATCACTAAAAACTTCAGATGTAGGGTCATTGGTTTGATAGCACATACCAATCTTGTCAAATGTATCTAACACTTGACTAAAGTAAATGCTACCTAGTTCATTAGTACTAGGAAGACCAGCATACCACACACGACCAGCAAAGAATGCACAACTCTTAGGGCGGTATGATGTAGTTGGGAATGCGTCAATAATAAAGTGCCCTTTAGGGGCAGGTGAGTTACCGAAGTCTTGTTTGTTTAAGAATGCTGGTTGGAAGTCATCATTAGTATCTTTACCATAAATCCACTGCTTAGTGTAGGCAGGGTATTTATTACTATTAGCAGACAAGTATGATGAAATCTTACTATCTGTCCATCCTTGGTTATACAAGTTGTACTTAACGTCTAGAATGTTAACACCACGAGAAGTCCACTCAGCTTCTGTATATTCTGCATCAATAGCAGCACCAGTGTCTTTACCTTTGAAATCACGATTCTGTAAGCTAATTACAGCAGTGGTAATTGTATCTGTAGCACTATCGTATGTAATAACAATGGGGTCAGTATTCTTACTAGTAACAATGAGTTTACCATAAGTAGATGCAAAGCTACAAATACCTGTACCAGATGTTTCCGTATTGCCTATAGCATTATAACTACTTAGGTTAACAGTGAAAGATTTCTTACTACCACTAACAACACCCGTAGCACCACTATAGAAATGCAGTGTAGGCCCTGTCTGAGCCACGATGAAGTCTAGGTTACCATTACCCCCTACGGTAGTCCAAATGCCCGTTGTAAAGGCCCACAAGTCCTTTTGATCAGGGGTAATAGCAGATGCGAACAGTGTGTAGTTTTCTTCATAGTCAAGACCATTACGGCGTTCTACACTACCGTCAGGACTAGGTACGACATTAACTCCCTCTTTCCAAGAGTTATCAGGAGTAATGAAAAAGCCGCCTTCAGTGTTAAGGCCACCTACAAAGGTAAAACTATCTTTTACAGCGGCTTGTACTGCCATATTACATTACACCTTTCCACTTACTTTTGTTTACGTCTTTGGGTTGTTCTTCAACAATACCAAGTTCTTTCTTAGCTTTGTCTCCAGCCACTGCAAGTTTCTCTAATCGAGTCTTACGTTGCTGGGCATCTTCTTTAAGAATAGGTTTCTGTTTCAACTTCAATTCCCCTACGTTCTGCAATTGCAAGGATACGATCTTTACGTGTAAACAAACCCTTTAACTCATCAGGTACTGCACCACGCATAGAGTAACGGGTTGAATACAAACCAGCAGGGCCACGTTCAATAACAAGTTTGTTAACAATACCTTGTTCTTCTCGTTCTTCTTTACGCTCTTTAGCTGCTGCTTTCTTTTCTAAGCTACGTTCCATAACACGGTCGTAGCTAGATTTATTTACGTCCATAATTTACCTTGTTGTTATATTTAGCTTCACCATTCTCATTGCGCCAAGCATCGTTACGCATAGCCATGCGGCCTCGTGTAGCTTTACGCTCTTCACGAGCATTAGCTTGTTGTTTCAAGTTAACAAACGATTGACTCTTAGCTTCTGCTAACAGTGTAGGAAAGAACTTCTCTGGAATGTTAGGAACAAAACTATCTACATGTGTCCAGTCTGCTTGAGCAGTGCCGTATACAACACACTTAGATGATTGCAGAGTACTCTCTACAGCCTTATTAATACCATCAAAGAAGATGTATGTGTCGTCATAACTTGTCCAATAGATAGGGTCTGCATTAATAACAAACCCCTTACTATCAACTATACCAGCTTCTACAACTCGATTGTCAATGAGTGTTTGAAACTCTTCTGGTGGAATGTATGTAATTTCTTTTTTATTATATTTAACCCACTTAAGTTTATTCCATGTATCTGGAATCTTCATCTTAGTTGGATTATTAGTATCACCTAAAGGACTAAGTGTACCTAATACAAATGAAAAAGGCCAATCACGTTGGCTAATAAGTTCAAAGTAGGCTTCTTTAACTAGCTCTGCAACTTGCACAGCTTCTACAGTTTCATCAATAGAGTCTACGGGGTCACTGTCCAGTGCAGAAAGAATGTTCTGTGTCATGTCTAGCAAAGATAATTTTGCCATGATTTATAGCTCAGGTTGAATTAGAATGCAATTAAACCCAGCTTCAATGGGAGTAATAGCAGTAGAAGAAGATGTAGCATCCCCACCTACGTACATAGAAATCACATCGTTTTGTTCAAACACAGCAATTCCAGAAGCACTACAGTGTAACATGTCAATACCGTTGCTTACTTTTTTTACTAATGCTCTACGTGTACTGTGTACACCATTCACTGCATAGTGAAAGTTATAAATAGCAGAAGAAGCAATTGATGCTGTATTAAATGTAATGTAAAAGTTAAGACCGTATTCACCTGCTTGCAAAATAGTAACAGTACCATTTGCAGCATCTAAAGTTACGTTAGCATTACCGTTAGTAGTCCACTCAGCAGTTGGATTTAGTTTTGCAGTTGCACTTGATGCAGGGAGTGTTTGGGCGGTTACACCTTCAGTAATAAACAACTCACCGTAAGCGAAACCAGAGGGGTATACCCATGTACCACTATTAGCACCGTCAGCAATGTATACTTGACCGATTAAAGCGTTCTCAACACCTTTTGGCTCATGCAAGTTAGCGCCTGTAAGGGCAGAATGTTGTACGTTTGCTATGATATTTCTCCAAAAGAAAAAGGAGGGAGCATTGCGCCCCCTCCAGTTTAGTTACAATTAGATGTAACGGACAAAGATATCAGCAGTACCGGCAGTGAACGTACCAGTGAAAGCAACATCTAGAGTGTCAGCAGCAGCGTACACTTTGCCTAGACCACGGTTGGTAGCAGCATCACCGATGGCATATGCGCCAGCAGCACGGATAGTTGCACCAATGGTTAGGCTAGCAGTAGCACCTTGAGTAGCTGAAATCCAGCCATCAGGGTCAGTGCCATCACCAACTTGTACGTCAGTACCACCAACCCATGCAGTGCCTACTTTCATAACCACATCTTGCACAACAGAACCTGCGGGGAGGTCAACAGTTGCACCAGAGCTTTGGAAAGTAATTGCTAGACGAGCCTCTTTTACAACGCCATCAGTTTCAAGTACGCCAGCGACATTACGCTCTGCGAAGTTGGGGCCGAAGCCCACAACTAGACCATCAGCGTTTGTCCAAGTAGATTTACGAGTCATTTCAGTATCCTTTCAATATTAGATGGTTGATTTAGAAATGACAGACACTAGGCACTCTGGGCGATAGAGCTTGAGGCCAAAACGTGCATTCATAACATATTCATCACGGCGTAGGTCTTTGTTACGCTCGTATTCAACACGAGGCATCTGACGATAAGCACCCACGAATGGGGTTAGATCGCCACCAACTGACATGAAGATGTTGGTAACTGGGGTAGCAGGAACGTTCACGCTATTGATAGCAGTGTCAGTAGGGGTTGCTAGGAAGTTAGAAACATACACATCAAAGCCGAAGAAGCTACGGATGAAACGCATACCAGTAACTTCATTAACGAAACCACCATTCACAATACCTTGGAACTGTGGGTTGTTGATGAAGGCTTGTGCGCCAACTAGGGTGTTGAAAACATACTCTTGTGAAGCATCGATGATGGCAACACGAGTACCGCCAGCCTGTGCTTTATCTAGAGCATACTTAGCCTTAGCGAAGTCATCTAGAGATAGAACAGTGTTGGAGCTACCAGAGGCAACAAAGCGGTGTGAAGCACCGTTAATGCTGTTTAGGTCGTTAACAGTTTGGGTGTTAGCTAGTGAGAACACAGAAGACTCTAGATTCTCATCTAGGGCACGGCGCATCTTAGAAGGAAACATACCAATTAGTTGACCAGCGTAGTAGCTGTCTTGTTTAGCTTTGTCCGTGATGAACGTAGCAGACTCAACGTAACGGTCAATAGAGAAGGTGAATTCACCAGTGTCCATTGCATCGTACGTTACAGGGGTGTTCTCAGCAACTTCCCGCATTGGTAGTTCACCAATAGAGGGGATAGTAAACTGATTACCATCGGGGAAACCATTGAGCATACGGACATATTTAGTGCCCATTAGTTGCTCTTGTAGAATATCTTTTAGTTCTGAAGACCAGAGTTCTGTGCGAACTAGATGTTCATTAACTTTTGAATAGTCAATACCAGCCATTTAAATTCTCCTTATTGCCCAAAGTATAGGGCGGGGTTTTTATTAACAGTTTGTTGTAACTTATACTGGAACTCTTGTGACCAATATTGATTAGGGTCTTCTTTGCGAACCTTAGCGGCCCACTCTTTAGTTCCCTCAATACCAGCACGATTGCCCGAAGTAGAAGCTACTGAAGTTGTATTCACTGAACCATTATCCATGTTGTTTGTAGGCAACGAAGTACCAATAAACATTGAAACAAATTCAGCCGGGTCAGTAGCTGCCAATTCCATTAAGATACGTGCTTTCTCTGGGTTAGCAGCACGTTGTTTAAACACATCCATTGCTTTCTCACCAAACTTATCTTTCATAAGTTTATCAGCTAGCAGTAGATTATCTGTCTTGGTCTTAGTGGCTTCACGCCCTAGTAACGTCTTCTCTACAAGCTGTTGCACATCTTCAGAGCTAATACCCTGAACAGGAGGATTGTCTTCCACTGGCGCGACATTTTGTTTTGACATACGTTCAAGAACCTCGTCAATAGTCTTGGCTTGTGTCACTTGCTCACGTAGCTTACGATTGTCTTCTTTCAAAGTCTCAATAAACTGGTCAGCATTAGAATAAGCCTTAGCTAAATCCTCTGGTGTCTTGTATTTTTGATTCTCTCCAACAAGTGAAGTGAATAGTTCTACAACAGGTGTCTCTGTCGCAGGGGTGGCAATGTGGTCTTCATTACCGAAAATGGTTGCATTGGTCATGCTTAAGTTATCTCCTAAAAAGTAGCAGTCTTAGAGTAGGTATTTTAAAAAACGTTACCTCTTAACTCCGTCAGGTAACATTGTAACAATTTGTTCAATAATCTTAGATTGCCCTAAATTAAATGCAAGTTTAGCATAGTGGTTAGGACAATCAAAATCATCTTTCTTAGTTGAAGTAAGTTCCTTATTTAATACTAGTAATGTGTTATATAATGTTTCTATTACATAAGTACTGTTATTCCATAACTTAATAAACTCTTCATTAGTAATATCTTTAGGTTTATTATTTAATAATAGTTTATTCATAATATATATATAGTAGTTAATATATAACTAGTTTACTCCATTTCATTAGGATTGTCAATAGCTGGCCCTTCAGGGCTAATAGTTGCTTCAGTTTGAATGTCTTCAGACACTTGGTTCATAAGTCGTTGTGTCTCAGCTTGTTCAAAGATGAGTGCATTATCCTGTACAATTTTATAATTCTGCCAGCCTAGATTCTCTTCCAATGCCTTAGCAATAGCCTTACCACTGATGTGGGCAGCTACAGATGGGATAGCAGCTACAGCTTGCATTGTTTGTGCTAGTTCTTGGATAAAACGTGCTTGGTCAGCAAAGTGCCTTGCACCGATAGGATAGATTTTACCAGCAGCAGTTAAGTCTTCTTTACTCACTTCAACAAAGACTTCTGTGTTGTAATCTTCATCAATCGTACGGATACGTTCAACACCTTCAAAGTTACGGATGGATTCAGCCAGCATACCGTTCAGGAGAGGTTCTAGGATGTTCCGTTCAAACCAGCTCACCTTGCTCTGGAAAATGCGTCCTGCGGCGTTCTCAAGGCTCTGTACCTCGTATTTAGTCTTCTCACCCGGTGTACGGATACCCATTGCTTGCTTAGGTGCGCCAGCAAGTTCTTCCATACGGTTCATCAACTCGTTAATCTGCATGTCTGCTTGCAGTGCAGTTGCATCAGGACGTAGAAACTCAACACTACCCTCATCACCAGCAAAGATAGTGGCTCCGGGTTCGTATTCAAACTCTTCAACCGTAGAACCTTTAACCACCATAACGGGGTAGGCAATAAGATCGAATACGTCTGCTTTCAAGTTTTCTAAGTGGTCAATACGATATTGCATACCAACCAACTGGTCTAGAGGCCCTTGTGCCCATAGGTTATCGGTACGTAAGCGCCATCCACAATGGAACATAGGTTTGTTGCCTGTCCACAACGGATTAGGTTGTTTACGTAAAATCCACTTACGATCTACGATGGTTACCAACTGGTTACGAAGAAGTTTCTTGGTAGAAGGGTCGTAAATATCACCCCAGAATTCTAGCAGTTCTACCATATCGCTATCAAGATATTCGTCAGCACTACCAAAACCATCAATAGCCATGTTAACTTCTTTCTTAAACTCAGGGTCATCCCTGTAGTTTTGACGGAAAGACAACACTTTATCAACCACTGCTTTATCGTAGTTTAGAGCAGGTTTAGTTTCCACATCAGTAAGCAAATCACCAATGGACTTAAGCATACGGCGAACAAGAGGTGTCTTGCTAAAGTCTTCAGCTAGTGGGTTAAAAACAACATCAGATGGGTTGATACGATAGGCTTTAGGGCCTACATAACGGCTAACAACATTACCAGTATCATCACTAATAATGTCTCGTACGTAGTCATATGTAACAACTACGTTACCAAAGTCAACGTAGTCATAAATCAATTGAGATACAAGAAGTTGGAAGTTAGATGCTTTTAGCTTCTGCTTCATGTAGTTAGTAATGGCATAACGCTTTTTAGTTAAATCTTTATCCTTATCAGTTGCTTCCCAAAAGAACCAATTGTCGGATGGAAACAACGCAGCCATGTAGTTGGCATGTAGGTTGTCTCTAATTTGCGTCAGCTTTGGAGTAACTGTAGAGTTCTTCCAAGGTAGTTTGTTGTTACTAGTCTTACGTGTATTTGTTGCAAAAATGTAACTACGTAACTCTTGCTGCTCATCTTTCCATGATGCACGGGCAGTATCCCAGCGCACCCACATGTCAGCAATTTTAACAGCCAACTCGTCATCATTAAAACTTACTTGAATATTATCGTTCATATATTACGGTCAGATTGACACGCCTCCAAACTTAGAATTAAATGCAATTACATTAGTACGTTTGCCCCAACTACGTTGGCTAATAGGGGCCTTACAAATCTCTACACAAGCAGCTAACGCATCTTTAACGTCATCATGCTCTGGATTATTCATCATTAATTCTTCTTCTAGAATTTGACAGTTACCACCTTTATAATGCCAGATTTGATTGTTGCTATACCTAGGTTCTAGGATAGCTGCAATACGCTCTGCCTTACTCATAGTCTTAGGTGGGTTATACTCATCAATGGTGAACACAATGTTTTGGCTACGCATGTAGTCCCTAAACTGGCTAACGATGAGTCGCTGTGCGGCTACAACCTCACAACGCATTTTCTTAAACCGCCACTTACGAAACACTGTTTCTGCTTTGTCATACATCACAGAAATCTTATTAGTTTTAAACCGATCAATGTCTAGTACGTAGTAGTTGTTGTCAGAGTCAACACCTACAACTGCAATTACGGTGTAATCAGAGTTATTGCTAACAGAGTAAGCAAAGTCCATTGCGGCATAAACATGAAGTAGTTTGTCCCCAAAATACCAAGCACCACTAAAGTTCTCAATCTTATCCCGTTCGTAGTGATTAAATCTGCTACGGTCAATAAGATGTGTTTC